AATCCATAAAGATGGTACTGAAGAATATCATACTTTAGAAAAACCAATCCATAATAAGATTGTTAAATCTGGTATTAATCAAATACTAATGTATAATTGGCAAACTCATGGAGGTTATTACGCAGAAGATTGGGAAGGTTATGATTGGGGTCCATCTAGAATAGAACAATTCACATATCCTGTATTTTATGGACAAATGAATACACATTTTGGGTGTTTACATTTTTGTAGACGAGGTACAAATGGTGATGCTACATCTTTTCTAGATGAAGATTTAAAATCTCCTGTTGGTAATTATACAACTACTTTGAAAACAAATAATCCATATACAGTAACAAAAGCAATTAAATGGAATGAATATACCATAACTATTAGTCATATACATGAAGTAGAAACTCAACCAATTACCATACAAGAAATAGGCTATTTTGGTAGAAGTGGTACTGATTCTGAAAATTTTTCTTATCATATGTTTTCTAGAATAGTATTAGACCAACCAGTTAAGCTTGATGAAGGAGAGCAATTAATTACTTCATATTGTTTAACTTGTAAAGTTAGTGATGAAATTCAACATATAGAAAATTTTGGTGGATTAGAAGGAATTTATGCAGATGCAAAATATAGTCCATATGTTGTATCAGTAGGTTCAAATGGAACAATAGAAAGTAATGTATATAGTTGGGATTATTTCAGTTCAAGATTTCCATTTCCAGGTATTTTTTCAGATGGTTCTGTTCATTATCCTTATAGACGAGGTAATTATGGTCGTGGAGATGATTCACCAGGTAGAGCATTTATGTTTCCACAAGTTTATCTTTACAAAAGCAATTATGGTGTTAGAAACACTCGTGAAAATATAAGTTATGGTACAGATTCTACAAAAACATTTCCTGCTTATGATAATCATGATGATTCAAGTTTAGTATCTACACAACAGGTAACACCGAATTCAACTTATGAATTTGTAGATTATGATATAGATAAAAACTATCGTGATATAAAACTTATAATGCCAGTATGGAATCCTGATTTGACCTTGGATGGTACACAATCTGTAGATATGTATTATATACGTGCTAGAGGTATGGATTACAGATTAGGTCATACTGTAACAACAGAAACTTCTAATGAATGGGTTCCTACACCAATAACTAAGTATATAAACCATAAAATGACATTTACCGTAAGAACAACCATAACAACAGAAGATACAGACGATTGGATAAATGGTAGATTATAAATACAAACACAAACAAATTGAGGTGAATCTATGATAGAGAAGAAATGTAAAATATGTGGTGAATGGATAAACTCAAAGAAGATCGCAATGCACTATTGGAACATCCACCATGTTAAGTACAGTGATTATCGTGAAAACGAAGAAACCAGAGAAGTTGCTGAAGAAGTAACTGCAAAACCAATAGAGGTAAAGAATGAGAAGACAGCCAACGAGGAAACCAAAGCCACAAACCCAGCCCCAGCCACAACCACAGCCACAGAAGTAGTGGTAGAAGCACCTGCTCCAGTAATTGAAACAGAAACAGTGGATAATGGTTTAGTGAATACACCTGAACCAAAACCAGTAACTGAAGCAGACATGTGGAAAGAGACTGCAAAGTATTTTGAAGGCAAAGTAACCAACGAAGCAAAGAGGGAATTGAGATCTGTCCAAGTTCCATACAGGGACACTGAATCCATCAATGAATGGTGTAACTAATGCAAATCCTAACACCAACAGGTTTTCAAAAGTACCAGAGAATCATAAAGAAAACGGGCGAATGTATAAAGCTCGTTTTTGAAGACTCTGATGTTACTTGTACACTAGACCATCGCTTTGACAATGATGGTGTAGAAGTCGCAGCCAGTACTTTGAAAATTGGTGATGTTTTATGTGGAAAGAAAATCAAGGACATCGTGAATGTTGGTGTGAAGGATGTGTATTCCCCATTGATGGTTGAAGGTGGACACAAATATATCTCAAATGGATTGGTTCATTACAACTGCTCATTTGAAGGTTCATCACCAACGCTTGTTGAAGGTGATATACTGAAAACATACATTGCTACTGCACCAAACATGACCAAATACGGTTATGACATGAACATCTGGGAAGAACCAAAACCAGGTGTAGTGTATGCTATGGGTGTGGATAGTTCAACAGGTGTTGGGCAGGACTTTTGTGCTTTCCAAGTTCTAAAAATTGTAACCAAAGAACTTTACGAACAAGTTGCAGTATACAAGAACAACAAGATCAAACCTGAAGAATATGCAGCCATTGTAGCAGCCACAAGTGAGTGGTATAATAACTGCTTAATGATTGTGGAGAACAATGATGTTGGTAAATTCGTGACTGAAGAACTTTGGTATAACATTGGTTGTGGAAATGTGTTGAACACAGACGGAAAGGGAATAGGAACGAGAGCAACGCAAGCATCTAAGTTAGAAGCATGTATGATGCTGAGAGATGTAGCAAATGCGAAGAAGCTCATTCTACACGATGCTGAAACGATTAACCAGTTAAGTAGATTTGAGCAGGTAACACCAAACCATTTCCGCGGCGCCAAAGGTTCACATGATGACTTAGTTTCCAGTCTCTATTGGGCAATCTATTGCTTGAAACAGCCACAGTTTGATATGGATGCTGTTCAGGTTCAACAGGTTCAGGACGATTACGCACCACCTCCTTGTTTATTTGATGAATCGCATGACAACACAGATTTTTGGAAGAGTTTTAATTAATGAGTTTTGCAGATAAAATAAAACCAAAGTTAGGTCAGAGTGTAGAAGACGATGAAGAATGGTATGTAAAGGCCATGCATGAAGCACTCAATAATTATTTAGCTGATATAGAAACAGCTATGTTAAGACCTCAATTTTTGATTACTGGAATAACAACTGTTCCTGGTTCACCACCATATCCTGTACCAATAACTGCGTCTGTTGCACAGGTATCAAATAAACATATACGATTAAATTATAATGAAGTAAAGGCAGCAATGTGGTGTGGTGATGGTAATTTAACATTTCCAAATTTGTTTAGTTTATTTGCTTCAAAATTGATGATGGATTTTAATAATGTGTTTAGTGTAACGATTGTTGAAGCCACTACAGTATTAGCATTTGAAGCAATGTCAACTTATAATAATTATGGAAGATTGTTTATGAATGAAATCAAAGCCATTGGTGCTTCAGGAGCAATGACACCAGAAATATTCCATGATAAAATGTCTTTATATTTAGACACAGCATTTAAAAGTATTCCACCTGTTACAATGCCTTTATTTGGTGTTGGTTTAATACCAACAGGAGCTTTTACAGGTTCAGTAACAATAACCTTCCAAACTGTAGCATTGATGTAATGAATCCAACATATAACAATTACTGGAAATTAAATTTGGCAGAGTTACCTACTATGGGCAAACTCTATCCACCAGATACTGTTATAAAAATTAGACCATTAAATGTTCAAGAAATAAAGTATCTAGCAACTATATCTGAAGAAAATGCTACTGATATTATTAATGAAATTTTGGAAAAATGTATTATTCTAAAAGGCATAGAATTTGAAGACATTTATTTAGGTGATAGAAAGTATTTGGCATTTTGGATTAGAGTAAATAGTTTTACAAAAAATTCTGGCTATGATATAAGTATTAAAGAATGTGCTAAATGTGGTAATTCTTTTAATGCAAAAGTTAAATTGACTGATTTTGAAGAAAAATATGTAACAGAAGGAATACATGAAGTATATCTTGAAGATGCTCAAATTAGATTGAAATTAAAATATCCTACTATACGAGATTTATGTGTAGTATGTGAAGATAAAGAGATTGAAAACTTTATTCGTCATTTGGATATAAAGAATAAGGATGTTCCATTACTAGAAAAATTTATAAGAAATCTAAGTGCTTTAGATTATGCTATATTAAAGAATACTATTAGTGATATGGAAATAGGATTTAGTGATGAAGTAGTTATACATTGTCCTATGTGTGGAGAAGCCCATAGATATACGATTGTTTATTCTGATGCAGGTCTATTAGGAACAGTAAATTTATTTGAAATTATGGAAATGACATTAAGAGTATCTAAATCAATGAATTTCCAGATTCTTGACACTATGCCGTGGATGGAAGTAGAGATTCTACAAGAAGCAGCCAATAAGATAGACGAAGAAGAACGAAAAGAATTTGAAAAAGAGAAAGGAAAAATGACTTTCAATAATAAACAAATTCCTAAGATCTAAAAAATTATAAGTATCTGGCTACAGTTTAAATAATTTATTATATTTTGCTTATTAAAACAATTTAACAGTCTTTATAAACTTTATATGAGAAACTTTAGCAAGGAGGCTACAGGTATATAAGGAAATTTGATAATGGCAAAGAAAGATGATGAAAAGAAATATTATGTAGATAATGCTCGTTTAAGACAAGTGATTATTGAATACAATCGTATGAATGTTGATGACAAGCGGTGATTGGTGTCCTTCCTATCTACAGAGATTAGAGAATAAGTATTTGAAGGGTAAGATGCCAGAAGAAAAATATAACATCGCAAAGCAATTCATTATAGACAAAGCCAAATCCATTAGTGAACTACAGGAAAAGTATGGCAAGATGACTGCTGAAGAAAAGAGAAAATATAGATATGATTTGGATAAACTCAAGAATGAAATGTGTGAGTATTTCTTGAAGATCATCAATGGCCGTATCAATTCATTTAGATTGCGTTCATCTGGTGCTTTGAAGAATCACGAGGATATAAATGACATTATCCAAGATGCTTTCATAGCAGTAATGACATATATCAATCGTTACAATGACCGTTTGGCTACTTCTGCTTTTGCTTATGTAACGCAGCTCGCCACCAATAGTATTCTATTCTCATTGAACGAGATTAAAGAAAGAGAAGCCAATATGATTACTGGTTTGGATTTCTACGATAATTTGAATACATTAGATGACCCACATTCATTGACTGGACTTAATAAATTTGTGGAGTAAAAATGAAAGAACAAGAAATTGAAGTAACATTACTAGAAATAAAGAAACTATACGAATATTTTTTTACAATTTATAGACAACCAGGATTATCATTTGAATGGAGTAAGATAACTATTAAGAATATAAAATACTTAGAAACACCATATAATCAAATTAGTCAAGGTGTTTACAATGAAGAAAAAGATCCAAAGTTCTTTGAATTCAAGGACAAATATGAGAAATTGGTTAGGAAGTTTGCTGACCGAGATGACCAAGGTAATATAGTAATGGAAGATGAAGAACCACGAATTACTGAAATGATTGTTGAATTCAATAAAGAAAAAGAAGAACTTGAAAAAGAATACAAGGAAATGTTAAATAAACTAGAAAATAAAAATTCATTAAATAAAAAATTCCTTGACCAAAAAGTTAAAATAAAAATCATTGTGCCGGATAATGGAACAGATTATCCACCACAAGTTCCACCTTATATACTTGAAATCTTAACAGAAAGAGCAGTCAAATAGACTGCTTTTTCTTTTATACCTTAACTTGAATATTACCAACAGCATGCGGGGCGCCGCAAATACAACAGTTTGGTAAATTACAAGCAAATTGTTTAGCTGGGTTATTACCCAATGTAATGAAACCAGTAGTGCTTTGAACATCAACATTACCCATAGCACTAATGTTACAATTACCAAATGTATTAATAGTTATATCACCACTAATACTTATATTTAATTTAGCAGGGCCACCAGAATAAATGCTAGTTCCAATACTTATATTTCCATCTGAATCAATTTTTGTAACTGTACCAGTATGGTGGTTGAATGAAATCTCACCTGATTTTCTATTCATAACAAGGAAATCGTCTTGGTCTGTTTGGAACAATACCATTGTATTAGGATAGTCATCTGTTCTGTATTGCCAGTTTTTAATACCACCCATCGCATCAGAGTTAGCACTATTGAAAGCAACAGAATCATATATTGGTTTAGCTTCATCACCATTATCAAAATAACCACGAACAATAGTATTCAATTCAGGAACAATGAAATTACCTTTAGTAGAAGCCATAGAGTTAATATCTGGAATTGCCCAAGGAATATTATTGGTTGCTAAATCATCATAATAGCCATAAATTTTTATTTGACATCTACCAAGTTGATCTGGGTCATTGTTGTTAATTACTACACCAGTCCATTTTCCAATATCTGGATCTTTTTTCTTTGGTGTAATTTGGTCTGTTGCGATAGACTGTGTATTACCACCCATTAATTGTCTGAATTGTTCTATGTCATTCATAATCTCACCTATCTATTATTTATCTTGTAATTTTTTATCTTCTTGATTTTCATCAAGTAGACCTTTACCAAATACACCATCAGTAACACATACAAGTTTTAATGTATATGATTGGAATGCTTTAAAATGATGTGAAATTCCAGCAATAATATAGTTACCAGAATGAATTTTATCTACATTTTCAGCATCAGAGAAATCTAAATTAATTTTATCGCCTAATGTAGGTCTGCATTTACCATTTTGAAATGTTTTTGGTAATCTATGAACATCAACAGTCATATTAACAAAGTTTTGGAAGAAACTTCTTCTAATCATTTCATTATGAACAGGGGCAACATCATAATGGTCATGATATTCTTTAAAATAGATACCAGCATCAATATTGCGAGTAAGTCTATCCATTTGAGAAGCAGCTTTATTACTTTGTGAAGCAATATATGGGTCATCTTGTTGATAAACTGCTTCTCTAAATTTTCCTTTGGTTAAACCATCTGCCATTTGAGCTGTAGCAATAGAAGTAACATCTAAATCACCTTGTGCTACAATATCAATTAATAATGACATTATATCAATTTCTTTATCTTTAATATCTTCATCAAATAGAGATAAAGCATTATATGGTGTATAATAGTTTGCTTTAACTTTATAACCACCTTGGTTAAGAATTGGGCCCGCGGCATGAAGATATTCAAGAGATGTAAATGGATAAAGTAGATCTTCTCGTTCATCAGTTTTATCTTTTATTGTATCAATATAATTTTTAACATCTGTAAAAGAACATAATTTCTTTTGCTGTGCTAAGGTTTTGATTGAATTATAATATGCATTTCCAAATACATCAGTATACAAAATCGGAGCATCACCTTCTTCAATCCAAGCATGGTCAAGTATTTTTTCAATACATTGT